TTTATGATCAGGACGATCATGGGGGCCAAGGAACCAATCATGTTCCCTGGGGATCCGGCGGCATCCGCTGGTAACGTCATCAACTGCCGGTGCGTGGTATCATTCAGGCGCGCTGACCGCAGGAGATTGCCGACAGGTGGTCGCAGGCGATTGCCGTCAAGCGAAGTGACTGATGCGCCAGTGATCATCAAGCCGCCCGTCGTTCCAGAAAAGGACAGCCGCGAAAATATCATTCGCAGCATTAGGCAGAAGCACCCAGTGTTCGCAGCGGCCTACCAGAACTCGTTTGATGATTCGCCGCTGTTACAATTGAGGGCCATTGAAAAGGGTGATGGACTCACTGAATTGCTCAGGCCGACTGGCCGAGGAGCGTTCCATAATGGTAACAAGATTCATATGGGCAGGAAGCATACGGGCAAAGCCTATAAGAACGTCTTTAGGCATGAGTTCGGTCACGCGATGGACGACCAGATTGCCAAGGCCAGCCCAAACAGGACAGGACTTCAAAATAGATATATTTCGTGGGATGCGGTGGATGATCTGGCAGAGGACACCAAGGAAATCACTGCGGCGAGATCTGGCCTGTTCTCAAATGAGCGCAGGCCATCCGCAGCCGAGCAGAGGCGCGTCGATGCGAACAGCCTAGCAAACAGAGAAAAGAGACTGGATATTCGCAAGAAGGCGCGAGAGGACGGCACGCTTGACGATCCAAGGGCCATATTGCGGGCAAACATACCAGATGTTGAGCCAGACGACATCATAGACATGTTCGGGTTCACGGAGGAAATTGACAAAACCGACGCCATCGACATTGCTGCGGCCTGGGGTCGGCGGGATTCGTACATGCTCCTTCAAAGCCTGCCCAGTAGATATGGCAAACTAACGCATGAATCGGCGTTCGCTGGCTTGCAAGACACTTACGAGGCGGGGACAGGCGGGAATACGAGACTGCAATTCGGGCATGGCAAGAGTTACTACACGGATCGAAACAGATTCGCCACAATCATAGGCATGGCGAAAAGAATCGGCGGCAAAAAATACAATTATGGGATGACCGCTCAAGCGTTCGCGAACTGGTTCGAGGCATACGGAAGCCCGAATCCAGCGGCAAGGGCGCTATATAAGAACCTATGGCCGAGAACAGACGCCACATTTGAAAGGCTGCTAAAAGAGTTCGTGGGGATGAGCGATGGCTGATATGGACTACATATCGAGGACGATATCAGACTATCAAGAATTGTTCGGCGATATGCCTGACAGCAGAATGATATCTGACGAAGCGAATGCGAACATCATTGAACTGGCGCGCATGGCGATCCGTCGCGGTGAGCCGCTTGGCGAAGAAGAACTGGGCACGCCAATTGAACTGCCAGAAGACCCAGGCGACTTTGTGATCTAGCTATGCTTTCGCATTGCCGCACTATTTGCTAGAAGGACAGACTATGCCAGAACCCAACGCCACCGAAGACCGAGAAGAATGGCTGTCGCGCTGCATGGGCGACGCAGAGGCCGCAGCAGACTATCCAGACAGCGACCAGCGGTTCGCGGTGTGTGTTTCCAAGTGGGAAGAGAGGTCGGACGAGATGACGATAGAACAGAAGAGCCTGGGTCTTGAGGTCAAAGCGACCGGCCAAGAGGGCGAGATCGAAGGCTATGGCGCAGTATTCGGCAATGTGGACAGCTATGGCGACGTGATCCAGCCCGGCGCATTCCGCGAGACGCTTGGGATGCGCAAGCCGAAGATGCTATGGCAGCATAACATGGCGGATCCGATTGGCGTCTGGGACGTATACAACGAGGACGCGCGAGGCCTTTACATGAAGGGCCGCATCGCGACCAAGGCGACCAGGGGCCGGGACGCATACGAACTGGTCAAGGCCGGGGCCATCGACGGGCTGTCGATTGGATATGTGACCAAGGATTACGACATGGACGGCAACAATCGCCGCCTAAAGTCGGTTGACCTGATAGAGACATCGCTTGTCACGATGCCAGCCAATACGGCTGCGCTGGTGACGAGCGTCAAGAATGCCGACGTGCGCGACATTGAACACGCTTTCCGGCAAATAGGATTCACGCGGTCAGAGGCTAAAGCAATGGCATCTGCGGCATGGAAACGGCGAGGCGACATTCTGTGCGATGCAGAACAAGCCACTCCAGAGGACGATCAGCGAGAGGTTGACGAACTCAAAGCACTTTTGAATCAAACCCTGCACAAAATCGGAGGACAAAATGTCTGACATTGCAGAAATCAAGGGGCTGGTTGAGGCAATCAACCCAACCCTGGTCGGCTTGCGAGCCGAAATCGACGAGATGAAGTCCGGCGCGAAAGACGTTGTGACCGAAGAAAAGCATCAGCGGATGGCTGATGACATCACCGCCAAGATGGCCGACATGCAGGCCAAGCAGGCCAAGATCGAAGCCGCTATGCAGCGCCCAGGCGCTGACGGTGCGAAGGCTGATGATGCCGAGGTCGAAGCAAAGCATCGCGCTGCGCTCCGCGAATATATGGCATATGGCACGCTCCCTGCTGGCTTCAAGGCCGGATCCGAGGGCGTTGAGATCAAGGCCATGTCAACGGACGTAAACCCTGACGGCGGCTATCTGGTGCGTCCAGAACTGTCCGATACGGTCGTTTCGCGCATCTTCGAGACCAGCCCGCTCCGGCAGGTTGCGAACGTCGAGCAGACTTCCGCGAAGTCCATCGACATCCTGATCGACGACAACGAAGCAGCGGCCCGCTGGGTCGGCGAAGGTGCTTCAGGCGGCGAGACGGACACGCCAGAACTCGGCCAGAAGGTCATCGCAGCGCACAAGATCGAAGCAGATCCGCGCATGACATCCGAAATGATCGAGGATGCTTATCTCGACGTTGAGGCGTGGCTTGCTGGCAAAGTGGCTGACAAGTTCGCTCGCACGCAGAATACCGCGTTCGTGAACGGCACAGGCGTTAATCAGCCTCGCGGCTTCCTGACATATCCGGCCCAGGCTGTGTCCGGCACCTACGAACGCGGCAAGATCAATCAGGTGAACATGGGTACAGCCGACGCGCTGAACTCCGATGGCCTGATCGCGGTCCAGAACGCGCTCAAGGAAGGCTACCAGCCCGGCGCGGTCTTCGGCATGAAGCGCACGACGTTCGGCGCTGCGCTCCAGCTTAAAGGCGCTGATAACTACTTCTTCAGCCCTGTTCTGCTGGCAAACGGTCAAGCGACCATGCAGCTTCTGGGCAAGCCGGTCATCTTCATGGATGACATGCCTGCTGTCGCTGCGAATGCGCTTTCCGTTGTTTATGCGGACTTCTCGGTCGCATACACCATCGCAGACCGCGTTGGCATCCAGGTGCTTCGCGATCCATACACCAACAAGGGCTTCGTGACCTACTACACGACGCAGCGCGTTGGTGGCGATGTAACCAACTTCGATGGCATCGCTATCGGCAAAGTCGCAGCATAGGAGATCTGATCAATGGCTGTTTTTGATACTCGCAACAACGCCGAATACGGCATGGGCCTTTCGGCCACGCTGTCCGGCGCAACACCTGCGGCTGGCGACTGGATCGACATGCAGGGCTGGCAATCTCTGACCTTCACGGTCGGAACCGGCACTGTCACCGATGCAGGCACAGCATCCGGATTCTCGTTCCAGGTCGAGGAAAGCGACACCACGGCAGATGGCGACGCCACTGCTGTCGCTGACGGCGACCTGATCGGGGCCGAGAGCGCGCTTACCGTGACTGCTGATACTGACGACGACAAAATGATCGGCAGCATCGGCTATCGCGGCAGTAAGCGTTATGTCCGACTTAAGGCGACAGGCACGACCGGCACGAATGCTGTCGTGAACTGCCATGCCATCAAGATGAAGGGCGGAAACATGGGTTCTGCCTCCATCGACAGCGGCACGGCTGCGACCTGATGAAGACTAAGGTGGGGCGGCTTCGGTCGCCCCATCAACTTCTGGAGGCTATAAATGTCTGAGATAAACTGGGACTTCCTGCCGCCAGCGACAGAAGACAACAAGCGAGCCGCCGACCTGATCATCCGCACGGATGACGGATCCGAGCGCCGCACAGGATACGACGGCGGGTGGCTATTTTATCAAGACGCCACGCACACATCCGAAAACAAGCAGTCAATTGACGCCGACACCGAGACGCTTTTCACGGTGGACGGCGCAGGATCTGAATCGAATTACGACTTCCGGCGAGGACTGAACACTGATGTCTGGTCGCTGAACACAGTTCGCCCAGCCGCAATCGGCGAGGTCTATGTTTTGTCGATTGTCTACAAGTTGAGCAAAGCCAGTTCAAACCAAATCTTTGGAGACATAACAGGCAAGGTCGGCTCTGGATACACGAACACCGTGTCGGTTGATCGTAAACCGCTAATCAAAGGTTCTGGGAATGCTGACTTTGTTGTCGTCAATAAGACTGTATTTATTCGAGATGGCTACACGACCGCCGGGCTGCGATTCTTTCTGACATTTGATGAGGCCGTCCAGGTATGGGATAAGACGATAGCAATCCAGAGGACGCACAGCCCATGACCGAAATCAAAATGCTCAGAACTCTGCCAGTTTCGCCGAATGGAATAGTGGTCGAGACGTGGGCCGAAGGCAGCATTCACAATGTTGACAATAACCTGCTTGGCATATTGATCGACGCAGCGGCCTGCGAGATTGTCACGAAGGCCGTGCAGGCTGCGCCAGAGAACAAGGCCAATCCGAAGCGGATCAGGGTCAGAAGGGCCAAGAAATGAGGTTCAATCGCAAGTCCGCATATGTGACCGCAAGCAGCGACAGCCCGGCGATCAGCACGGCTGACATGAAAACATTTTTGCGCGTCGATAACAGCGACGACGATGCGGTGATCGCCACCTACGTCGCGACAGCAACTGAGGCGGTGAAGCAGTATC